AAAAGACCAAAGACGTCAATAAGCTTAATAACGCAGTCGATAAGAACAACAAGAAATCTGGCAACCTTGATAGAAATATGAAGGGCAATGCTAAGATGTCTTCTAACGTCTCTAAAAACTTTTCCAAACAAGCCCAAGGTATGCAAGGCGTGCTGGTTCCTGCCTATGCAGAAGTCGCAGCACGTGTATTCGCGTTAACTGCTGCTTTTACTGCTTTATCGAATGCTGCCGATTACTCTATCATGTTAAAAGGGCAGGCCCGTTTTGCTCAAATGACTGGTAAAAACATGGGGTTCATTGCCAAAAGCATACAGTCAGCCTCAAAAGGGATGCTAGACTTCAAAGACGCGTCCATTTCGGCAGCACTGGCATCGACGGCAGGATTGGCTACTAAACAGATAGTTCGTATGACTAAAGCAGCTCTGGACTCCTCGGCCGCTTTAGGACGTAGTATGACGGATACAATGGATCGTTTGACACGAGGTATCGTAAAAGCCGAGCCAGAGATACTAGACGAAATAGGAGTAATTATTAGACTGGATACCGTGTACAAAAAGTATGCGGAATCTGTAAGGAAATCTACAGCGGATCTAACTGAGAATGAAAAGTTACATGCTAGGTATACTGCTATTATGGACCAACTTAGTGATAAGTTTGGAGGCATTGCACAAGATTTACCTGCTAATAGTTTCAAGCAGCTATCGGCATCAGTACTAGATACAGTACAAAAACTAAGTGTAGGTATTGTAGACTGGTTTGGCCCCTTTTTGAAGTGGCTAGCGGAATCAAAGACTACTATACTTTTGTTATTAACTATTATTACTAAAAGTCTGATTGGTAAAATATTTCCTGCCTTCGGGCACATGGGCAAGTCTCTTGCAGCGCTGCCAGATAAGATGGCAAAGAATACGGCACGATTAAATAAACAGCTTAGCAGACTAAACACACTAGCGGACAAAGGTACTAAAATACAGAGAAAAGCTAAGCAGCAACTAAAAGATATACCTAATATGTTCCGAGCCACGGCTTCGAAAGTGGTTCCTAAAAAAGGCAGGACTAGTCTTTTACAGTCTATGTTTGATGAGGACGTTAAGAACTTAAATAGCGCAAAAAATAGAAAAAAGCTAATAGCAGCTAATCGCCGTTTATTAGCGTACGCGAAGCGTAACTTAGCTAAGAATGAGAAAGCTCAGAAGACTGGTATAGTACAAGGGGGCGCGTTTAAAGGGGAGAGTAGAGAGCAAATCGCTGCTAGAGTAGCTAATCAGGCTGCTCTAGAGAAGTTAGACAAAAACTATACTGCTGCAACTAAAGCTGCAGAAAAGGGGGCTAACAAGGCTGCAGAGTCTATGTCCAAGTGGCGTACTGCGGTTTTAAAAACTAATATTGCTTATACAGGGCTAAAAACCTCGGTGGCAAACGCTATAGCAGCGCAAGCTAGGCTGTCTCAAGCGTTTAACCGAAATTTACAAGAAAGAGGTATTATATCGGGCACAGCCCAAAACTTTGCATTACTAGGTAGATTGTGGGATAACGCAGCAGGAAAAGCAGATCAAAGCTCTAGAAGGATGAAGATAGCCTTCTCATCGATTGCTGCAAGTTCTCAAGCAGCTGCAGCGGTAGTAGGAATAGCATTTAAAGCTTTGATGGGAGCCCTGTCGGTCTTCGCTATAGGTAGTTTCGTAACCAGTGTTCTTTTAGGGATAGATCAGTCCATGTCCAAGGCAAGAAGTGCCCTAGATGAACTAAACTCCCAGATGGATGAAACTCTATCGACTCTTAATAATAGAGATGATAGGATAAGTTTTGAAGGCCTAGCAGGTAACTTTGCAGAGAGTTTAAAGAGTTCTGAGTTTTCTGCCAATATTGCTTCCGAAATGGCTATAGCGATTGAGAGTGCTATCGGGAAAATTAATTCAGATAAATTAGCAAATGACTTCTGGGGTAAAATAGGCAATGCTATCTTAGACATGTTCGGTAAAGGCCTTTCTGATAAGCAAGAAGCTGCCCTAAATAAAATATTTAGTAGCATCGAGATTCAAGGAAATTGGGACTTAGTAGACTCTTCTGGAGCTTTTAAGGATTTAAAAGCCGACCTGATTAAAAGGTCTAATGAGTTGGATAAAGAGATAGCGGATAATGGATGGTGGGTCTCCTCTGCAGGTACAGATATGCAGGAGGCCGAGAAGAATTTTATTTGGCTAGCGAATAGAAGAATCGAGGCTCTAGAAGATGCAGTAAAGAGTAGAGATACGCTGGTCATCAAAAACCTTCTAGAGGAGTTAGAGGGTAGCTCCAGCGGAGCTATGCTGTTCCAGCCCCTAATACATAGGATGCAAGACGTATCTGAGCACATTAAAGACTCTAAAGCTGAAATAGCGAAGAATCTAAAAGGCATAAATACCGAATTTGATAAGTATGGGAAGGAGAGAGATGATTTAGTTAATACTTTAGTTCCTAAAAGTATATTTGAAGGCATGCGAAACTCCCAAAGGGAGCTAGTACGCCTGTTTGAGCAGCCAGATGTTCTCCCGCAAGTAAAGATAGACTCTCTACAAGAAAAGGGGTACTTGGATAAAAGTACATTTACGGATATGGGCTCAAAAGACGTACGTAATGATTTAGCAGGTATAGCGGAAGTACTAGAGGAGATTCAGGCGGACGAAGGGGATACTACAGCTATCCTAAAAGACCAAATGACCGTTAGATCCGAACTTATAATACTACAGGCTAAATTAGGTGCTGAGTATGATACGTATACGGATCAGATTGCGGAAATAGCTAAGCACGAAAAAGTGGCTAAAGATAATAAGATGAAGTGGAGCTCTGATGAGATACAGGCCCACAGAACCCTTATAGACTCAGAAAAAGAAAAACTAAGACTAATAACTAAGGGGCTGTACGCCAGACTTCAGAGTAGCTATATTATAGAGAGGGATCTAGTAATTGCTGCCATGGCAGGAGAAGATGCCGAGGCCTTAGATAGAACCGCTATACGAGCAGCAACCGTACTACTTGCCTTGCAGCAAGATAAAAATGCACTTGCCAGAGGAGGGAGCGCCCTTCTGACAGAACAGTCCTTTAAGCAGCAGCAAATAATGCAACAAGAACTTGACGCATTGGTAGTAAAGAAAAGGATACTAGAGGGGTCTGCCACGGCTACGGAGTTATCCGTGATAGTAGCTCAAAACGCTATAGATGCTTTTGAAAAGAAAATGAGACTTGCTAAAGTAACAGCAAAAGACCTTAGTATTCATATGCATAAAGTAGCGGGCACGGCCTACCTACTATCTAGTAGAGTGTCTGATCTAAAGAAGGATCTAAAGGAGCTTGGTACTAACGTAATAGATATCGTAGTAACTGATACTATAGAGGAGGAGTTTAATAAGGTATTACACTCTTTAGATGACACGTATACTGAAACTAAAAACTTGTCGAAAGCTATGGATACCATAAAAACTAAGTTCGGGGATGCTTTCACAATGGTGGGGTCAAATGATAAGGCACAGAGCCTAATTAAGCAATGGAAGGCCTTGTTTACTAAGGAGGGTAAGTATTTAACTAAGAAGAATGCTTCTATAGACAAAGAACTAAGTAAACTAGAGTTAGAACAGGAATTAGTGGGGCAACACGAGACCCTTATAGAACTACGCACAGAGCTAGCAGATCTAGAAATGAACGTAATAGATGCCTCCAACAAGCGTATGAAGGAGGAGGCAGCACTAGCTATAACCCTACTAGCGTACAAAGAAGCGGAAGCAGAAATAGAAAAAATGCAGTATGAGAAGTACGCTTCTTTCTTTACTGCTGCTGCTTCTGCTACTACCCAGTCTCTAGGGGATATATTATCAGATAAAATACATGGAGTAGATGCCCCAGATGATGGGCTAACCTCTGCCGAGAGAATAAGAGTAGCAGTGTCTAAGTCTTTATCGGATTGGGGAGGCAACTTTATAGCCAAATCTGCCTCAAATATGGTATTTGGGAATAAAGGCTTATTAAGCGGAATAGTTGGTATGCTTCCTGGGGGGGATAAAATGGCAGAGGCGCTTTTTCCGAAAACGGAACAGCAGAGGCTACAGGATTCCCTAGGGTCTATGAGAAGCATATTAGAGTCGCAGCTAACCCATATGAGAAGCGGTGTCACTAGAGTTGTAGACGACAGCAAAGCCGGAAGAGCCGCACGCGTAGAAGAAGGAACCTCCTTAGCTATATCAGGGAACGTAGAAGCTGCTGCAGGGTCCTTTGGGTATCAAAATAAAGAACAAAGAGCTTGGATGCTACGAGAGCTGCAAGATGCTAACAAGATGCTAGCAGGGTCACACGAACTAGATTACTATGCTGTTGCTCTTGATAGAATAGAGCACCTAATGTCTATAGGGGTAAACAGGCAAATTTCCTCAGACCCTTCTTTTAGGGAGGATATGGCAGATGCAAAAGAAGCGGAGGCTCAAAGGATTATAGATAAAGCAGCAGAAGGAAATAGTTTATTGGGGTGGTTAAAAGGGTTCTTCACTAAGCATGAATCCCCTAATTCTATTGCTGTTTGGGATGAACAAGCTAATAAAAAACTAAATACCCTTAAAGACTTAAGGGAGTCTCCGCAGAGTGACGGCAGGTCTTCTAAATGGAAACCTGGTATGACTGCAAGAGAGAGGCATACAGCACAACTAGATGGGCTACGTCAGCCTACTAATAAGGCATGGTTAGAGGCGCGCTTCCCTAAAGAAGGCAATCATTTAGGTTCTGCAAAAACTAACGCTCCTTTCAGCGCTAAGAACCCTTACCCTAGTAATAGTATTACACAGACTAAGCTAGACTTCCAAAAATTTGGTAGACAGCCTATGACACAGGGGCAACTATTCCCCCAACAAGATTTACAGTGGGGTAAAATTGCGGAGAAGAAGACTTCTTGGTGGAATAAAGGTAGAACAGCTACTGAAGGTACCCAAAAATGGTTGGGTAAGAAAGGACTACTAGCAGATGATTTAGCTAAGCTAACCAAAACTACTGAAGCGTTTAAAGCTAATTTAACCAAGGGTTGGAAGGCGATACAAGGATGGAGACCATTCAAGGCCTTTAGTCCTGAAATGTTAAAAACAGGGCCAACTCCTGCCGTGAGACAGGCATTTGAAAGATTAGGCCCCGCTCTAATGAAAGTATCTGTACTTTTGGAAGCGTTAAAACCGGGGGAGTTAGCGGACGGCACTCTTAAGGGCGCTAATCCTGGGTATTTATACCCTGGAGAGCAAGGTCCTAAAACGGAGGCACAGACTAGTATGGATACAATGTGGCAAGATTACGGAAGTAAACTTGACCTACTGGCTCCTACACCGGCAGAGCATTTGCTAGACCAAAACATGTCTATGATTACAGATTCCACAGGTATGAAAGTACGTATAGTAGAGGATCAAACTAAAGGGATCGAAACCCCTGATGTATTTGGGGGTAATAGCAGCAAAGGGGATGACCTGAATAATACTGGTACTATTGTAAATAGTCAGTATAGTGCTAGTCAGATAGGTAAAAATGCTATCAATACTATGGAGGATGGGGTAACTAGTAATTTAACTGCAGAGATGACAAATGTAATGGCAGGGGACAAGTTCAATACTGATAGAATGGTAATGAGCCTATCCAACCTAGGCAGACAAACGGCTGTTAGTGGGATCACTAATATGATTATAGGGTCTATATTTAATGCCGCACTAGGGTCTGCTGGAGGGTCTGGAGGGTCTGGAGGGTCTGGAGGGTCTGGGGGCACTCCTGTAAATGGAAATGCTAACCCTACTATGGCTGCTAATGGTGCCATATTTAAGGGAGGCTTTAGAGCTTTCGCTAACGGCGGAATAGTAAACAAACCTACCCTAGGATTAATTGGGGAAGGTAAGCACAATGAAGCTATAGTACCCTTGCCTGACGGTAAGTCAATTCCTGTAACAGGGGGAGGCAGCACTAATAACAATAACTTTACCATTAATGTAACCGTTGATAGTGAGGGGGGAAGTAAGTCTGATGTAGAGAAAACCGGCGGAGGAGATACTAAACAGGCTGAGCAGTTAGGTTCTATGATGACTCATGCAATACAACAAGAACTAGTTAAACAACAACGTCCAGGAGGGCTACTTAGCGAATACTAATTATGGCAAACTTTAACACAGAAGTAAATATTAACCCCGATAGAGGGCAGAAACTAGACTCCAAGCCTAAAATACTACAAGCATCTTATGGGGACGGGTACGAACAGAGGGTTGGGCAGGGGATCAATAATATTTTAGAGACCTGGGACCTAAGATGGAAGAACAGAACCTTAGTAGAAGCTAATAAGATAGTGAAGTTTTTTGAGGATCAGGGAGGGGTAACTGCATTTGACTGGTACCCTACAGGGTACGATATAGCTAGTACTACTACTAGTGCGGCTACAAAAAAACTTGTAGATACTACTCAATATTTTACTAGTAAGTACTTAAATACTACGGTTACTGACTCAGGAGGTACTACCGCCGTAGTCACCGCAGTAGATAGTGGTACACAGTTATCTTTAGCTACCGATATTATGTCAAGTGGAGAAACGTATACTATTTACCCTTATAAGAAGTACGTCGCAGAAAAGTGGAGTACTCAAAATGAGGTTACTGGGGTAGTTTCGGTAACTGCAACATTTAGACAAGTAATGGAGCCATAAATGTCAAATAAAATAACTCAGGATATACACGGATTTGAGCCTGGAGACCTTATAACTTTATATGAGTTAGATATGTCTACAGGTACTGCCCCCTCGACCCAACCTATATTTAGGTGGCACTCAGGGCAAAATGAAAATATGCAGGAAATTGTGTGGCAGGGGAATAAGTATTCAGCTCTACCTGTTGATGCAGACGGATTCGAATTTAGCGCTAAAGGCGCATTGCCTAGACCTACCCTAACTGTAGCAAATATAACTTCACTATTAGCTGCTGTTATAAGTAGCTATGATGATTTAATAGGAGCAAAAGTTACTCGTAAAAAAACGTTTGCTAAGTATATAGACTCGTATTGTTATACGGACGGGTACCCTGTAGGAGGAGTGTGTACAGGGGAGTCGGGTAGCGACCCGAGTCTTAGTAAGAGCGATTGTTTAGACGCCAATAAAAATGGGTCTGTAGGTACATGGACCACGTATACTCAGACTACTTGCGAAGCAGCATCGGGCCCAGGTATCTGGTACGCTAGCGCTTTAGCAGACGATACTGCACATTTTGCGAACGAGATATGGTATGTAGATAGAAAAGCAGCAGAAACCCGTACCCATGTACAATTTGAACTAACTGCAGCATACGATGTACAAGGAATTAAACTACCTTCTAGAGTAGTGGTTGCTAATTCGTGCCCTTGGGTGTACAAGGGTGTTGAATGTGGGTACGCAGGATCAAGTTATTGGGATACTGATAATAATACTGTAGCAAGCTCCTCTGATGATGTATGTTCTAAAACATTTACCTCTTGCGAGCTTAGGTTTCCTGAGTCTGTAGAAAGCCCTTTTGGTGGGTTCCCTGGAGCAGGTATCAAAATGGGAATGGTACGATGAATGAGAAGTCCTTACAGGACTTTACAGAACACACAAAAATTGAGTACCCTAAAGAAGCCTGTGGCTTTATTATTGGGGTAGGTAAAAAAGAGAGGTATTTTCCCGCTAATAATATAGCAGAGAATCCCGAAGAGCATTTCATAATAGATCCTATAAGTTATGCAGATGCGGAGGATACTGGTAGTATTATTGCAATCTGTCACTCTCATCCAAATGAAGGGTGCGAGCCGTCAGAAGCAGACAAAGTATCTTGTGAAGGCACCAAAAAACCTTGGCATATTTTAAGTTGGCCAGGTAACAGATTATACAGCTGGGCCCCTTCTGGGTACGAGGCCCCTATTATAGGCAGGCAGTTCAGTTACGGGACATTAGATTGCTGCACGCTGCTTAGAGACTATTATAAAAAAGAGCTAAATATCGATTTTGATTGCCATAGTGGGCAAGATGGTTGGTGGGACAAAGGAGAGAATCGATATTTAGAAAACTATAAAGAGCAAGGGTTTATACAAATAAAAGACGAGTCTGACATACGAAAATATGATATATTTTTAATAAAATTAGTCTCCCCTGTACCAAACCATGCCGCAGTTTTCATAGGGAACGATAAAATTTTACACCACGTACACGGTAGACTTTCTAATAGAGAGATTTACGGAGGGTACTGGAGGAAGTATACTACGCATCATCTAAGGCACAAATCATTATGTTAAAGACAATTAAGTTATATGGAGAACTAGCAGATAGATGCGGAAAAGTATGGACCCTAGATATAAATTCCCCTGCAGAAGCTATTAAAGCGTTATGCGTAAATAATGAAGGGCTTAAGCAGTTCCTACTGCACTCCCAAGATAGGGGGGTAGGATACCAAGTAGTAGTAGGAAAAAGTTATATACAAAACTCTAAGGAGATCGCTATACCGTCCGGGAGGTCAGAGATCAAGATAATACCTGTAGTATTGGGGTCTAAGTCAAAGTTAGGCAAAATACTGGTAGGGGCTGTTATGATATACTTAGCTTACCAATATGGGTACACAGAGGGGGTGGGGTTCACCTTCTTAGGGCAAGTGGCCATGAATATAGGTGTATCCTTAGTGATGTCCGGAGTAGCAGAGCTACTAGCCCCTAAACCTAAGCCACCTAGAGATGCGGACAATAAAGTAGGGCACAATTTTAGTGGGCCAACTAATACAGTTAAACAAGGGATAGCAATTCCAGTATGTTATGGGCAATTAATAATCGGGGGTGCTGTAATAAGCAGTGGTATTGCTGTTGAAGATACGGATGGTACTTAGTTATGTTGCGGAAGATAAAGTTATACGGGGAACTAGCAGAGAAGTACGGTAAAGAATGGGAGTTTGATATAGAAACCCCTGGAGAGGCTATTAAAGCTTTGTGCGCTAATAACCCAGGGTTCAAGCAATTTATGGCAGAATCAGACTCTAGGAATACAGGATATCAAGTGGTGGTGGGGGAGACCTACATAGAGGACCCTACAGAGCTGAATATGCGTACCAGCAAAGATACTATTAAGATAATACCCACTATTTTAGGTTCGAAAAGTGCTTGGGGTAGAATAATTATAGGAGTTATTATAATAATAGTAACTTGTTTATACGCAGGCTGTTCTGGCGTTGGCGGAGCCGTATCAATAATGCAGGGAGCAGCAGGGTGGGGGGCAGCTATAGCTATGACAATCGGTGTTAATTTAGTAGTAAGTGGAGTAACCGAGTTAATTGTAGGAGTTCCTAAACGCCCTGAAGCAGAGTACGCTGATAATAATAACGGGTTCGGGTTTAGTGGGTCAACAAATACAGTTAAACAAGGGATAGCAATTCCAGTATGTTATGGGCAATTAATGGTAGGAGGAGCGGTAATAAGCGCTTCAATACTGAATGAAGACTATGTACAATAAGGACAATATATTATGAATGAAAATAACTGGATATCAGGCTCAGGAGGAGGATGCTTTGAAGGGGGAACTTTAGTAAGTACTCAAGGCTCTTGTATTCGTATAGATGAATTAAAAGTGGGGGACGAGGTACTTAGCTTTAACGATGTGGGCGAGATACGTACTTCTAAAGTTCTTAAAGTGCACAAGCATGAGAACCTGCCTATAACTAGATACACTTACTGGGGGGGCCGATACATAGATGCTACTCCTAATCACTGGGTATTAAATCAATTTAACGCTTTTGTAGAAATAAGACACCTAGGGACGGACGATTGTTTAGTAGATGAGAATAATCATTTACGTCCTATTATAGAAGTGAAGGAGTTAGGGGCTTCTTCCGTGTATAACTTAACCGTCGAAGATAACCATACATTTATAGCAGGCAATATTAGAGTACATAATGCAGGTCTTGGAACAGGCAATATCGCAGGTTCTGGAGGAGGAGGAAAGGGGGGTGGGGGAGCTCCTTCAGAGGATGATAATACTTTATTCTCAGAGGCAACTGCTAGGATAGTGGACTTAGTTTCTGAGGGAGAGATAGGGGGTCTATTAGAGGGTACCAGTTCTATTTTCCTAAACGAAACCCCTTTGGTAGATGCAGCAGGGGGAAGTAACTTTGATAATGTTACATATGTTACTAGAGTAGGTACTAACTCGCAGTCCTATATACCAGGGTTTTCAGGTGCGGAGACCGAGAGGATTGTTAACGAAGAAGTAAAAAAAGGTAGCCCCGGGCCCGTTATAAAAACAGTATACGGAAGCACATTAGATGCTTTACGAGTTACTATGTATGTACCTAGACTAACCTTTCAGGACACCGAAGGTAGCTTACACGGGTCCAGTGTCTCTTTCGAAATATACCTAGAGAAGGATAATAATGGCAGTTGGACTAAACTAGTGGATGGGGAATTGGAAGGGAAAACTACCTCAAAGTACGAAAGATCGTATAGGATGGATATACCTACTGCCTGGAAAAGCTCGGGGTTTACACAAATAGCTATAAAAGTGGTACGACTTACCTCGGACGCTGCGGATGCCCAAACCAGTAATTCCCTGTATTTCGGAACATACGCAATAGTTATCGATAATAAATTAAGATACCCCAATAGTGCTTTGATTGCTATAGAGGTCAATGCCCGACAGTTTACTAGCATCCCTAATAGGGGCTACGAAATAAAAGGGGTAAAGATAAAAGTGCCTAGTAACTACACCCCCTACGATCCAGGGCACTGTAATTTATCAGGGTATAGACGAAAGGATAGGTGTGAGCAAGCGGGAGGAGTCTGGTCAGGTACAGCAATAGGAGATAATCTATACTCCGGATCTTGGGATGGTACCTTTGATACAGAATGGACAAATAACCCAGCTTGGGTACTATATGACCTATGTACTGACGAAAGGTATGGGTTGGGCAGATGGCTAGACGCAAACCAAATGGACAAGTGGTCCTTATACGAGATTGCAAAGTATTGTGATGCGGTAGATAGTTCTGGCAACTTTGAAGGAGTTAGTGACGGATGGGGAAATAAGGAAGCTCGTTTTAATTGTAATGTGTACCTACAGGGGAGAGAAGAGGCCTTTAAAATGCTAAGCGACATAGCCTCAATTTTTAGAGGTATGATATATTGGCAGCAGGGGCAAATTACTGCAATACAAGATTCCCCAAAGGAGCCCGTAATGTCTTTTAGTGACGCGAATGTTATAGACGGGTCTTTCTCCTATGAAGGGTCTTCTAGAAAACAGAGGCATAATGTAGCGTATGTAACTTGGAACGACCCTTCTGATTACTATAGACAGCATGTAGAGTACGTAGAAGACAGTCAAGGAATTATTGATTCGGGAAACCAGATAATATCAACAGATATTAGGGCTATTGGGTGTACGTCTCAAGGACAGGCACATAGAGTAGGCACGTGGGCATTGTATACAGAAAAGTATGAGACAGAAGTACTAGTATTTAATACAGGGCTAGAAGGGGCAGTCCTAAGGCCGGGGGACTTAATAAAAGTAGCGGATTCTAGCAGAGCAGGTGTTCGGTACGGAGGGAGGGTCTCCTCCGGTAGTACTAGTACAGTAGTTCAGTTAGACAATGCAACTTCTGTAACTGCAGGGAGTACCTATACTTTAACAGTAATGAATACGGAACAAGCGTGTGTACGAAGTGGAGTTAAACAAGCCGAGGGGACTCAAGAGGCTTGTTTAAACGCGCATGGTAAGAATGAGTGGAAGCCCTATACCTGGGTGGAAACAAAAAACGTAAGTACCATAGGTACTACGGAGAGTGTGTCTGAACTAACAGTGACTTCTGCTTTTGAGAATACCCCCTCATCCCCTCATCTATGGATTCTTGAGGAACCGGGGTCTGTAGACGCTCAAGACTTCAGAGTATTGACTACTAAAGAAGTGGAGGATAACATAGTAGAGGTAACCTCTCTAGCGTATCATGGGGCTAAGTACGGGCTTATCGAAGAGGATTTAGCTTTTTCGCAGAAGACAACTAGTAGCCTACCGGACCCAGCAGACCCTATCCCTTCCCCTACTAACCTAGTAATAAGTGAGGAACTGTACGTGGATTCTATGAAGAACGTTAAAAACAGGGCCACCTTTAGCTGGGATGCTCCAAACACGGCCGGTACATCAACTACTTATCCGTATATTGCATCTTATTATGTAGAGTGGAGAAGAAAAGCTCCGGCAATTACAAACTGGGCTTCAATGGGGGAAACCTCTGCGCAAAGTATCACTATTGATGATGCACCTGCAGGAACTTTAGAATTTAGAGTTAAGACAAGGAGAATCTTCTAATGATATATTCCCCCTATGCCAGTGTTGAAGCTGAAATATACGGAAAACTTTATGCTCCGGAGGACGTAACTAATTTTAATATGGTTGCTCAAGGTGATAAGGCGTATCTAACGTGGACAAGAGTATCTGATTTAGACGTACTTATAGGTGGTTCCTACTGGATAAGACATACTAGTAAGACAAGCGGAGTAACGTGGGCCGGATCTACAGATATTACTAAAACTGTACCCGGTAACATGGACAACTATTTAGCTCCTTTATTGTCTGGATCTTACTTGATTAAAGCACTAGACTCTTCTGGGAATGAGTCTCAAAATACTGCATTTATAAAGTCCAACACAGCAGATATTCTAGCTCTTAATGTAGTGCACACTAGTAATCAACATAGTTTATTCGGGTCTGATACTGCAGATACGGGTGTTAATGACTCTAATACTACTGATATATTTTTTGATAGTAGTGATAATACTATAGAATTATCAGCAGCGAGTTTAAGTACTGGAACACATGACGCGTACTACACTACTGGTACTCACGAGGATGATGTAGTATCTTCAGGAACTCATGATGATGCGAGGGCTACAGGAACTCATAATGCTATATTAAACGCAGGTAGTACAGAGTATCAAGCTACTAATTATGTAGACTCTGCCTCCGGTACTTTTGATTCCAGGAGTGGTAACTTCGACGATATAGTACACACTGCTAATAAGCTAGAGGACGAGAATGCGTCTTTTGACTCTACTTGGCTAAATAATTTAGTGCGAAATACAACGGACGATACTACAGCTACGGTAACTATAGTAGATAGTAGTACAGTGCTTACATTAAGTTCAGATATATTTGAAGCTTCTGGGGAGACCTATAGGCTAGAAACTAAAGCTACTCAGTTACGGGACACTGGAGCATCCTTTGTAGCAGGGGATGTGGGTAGAACTATACGAAATAACACAGACAATGATACTGCAACCATAGCATCTATAGATAGTTCTAGTTTGGTTACTCTGTCTTCTTCCCTTTTTCAAAATGACCACGGGGATACTTGGGAGTTAGAGGCTGGACCCAATAATCTTAGGGACACCGGCGCAAGCTTTACTTCCGCGCTAGTAGGAAGAACTGTACGAAATACAAATGACTCCACTACTACTACGGTAAGTGCTTTTGTTAACTCTAACGAGCTAACTCTATCTTCAGGTATCTTCGATAATAAAGATGGACACGTATATGAAGTAGAGCCTGGGTACGATAGGTTGTATGACCCCTCCGCAAGCTTTACAGATGAGTATGTAGGTAAGTTAGTACGAAATACAACTGATGACACTACTGCGACAGTCACTTCTAGAGTTAGTAGTACAGAGATGGTGCTCGATACTGGTATCTTCGACAACCAAGACGGCGAAGGGTATAGAATTGAAGTTCCTGATAATATAATGAGGAATACCGGAGTTACTTTTGTAGCCGGTACTCACGACAACAGAATTATTAGAAACTTAGATACAGCTCTAGTAAGTACGGTTAGCTCTATAAACGCTTATAATGATTTAGTTCTAGCTGATAATATATTTGGTCAAACGGACCAAGCTAATTATAAGATTGAAGGGGATGTCCCTACAGTAGGGTATTACTATTTTACTGATCAATCCTTAGATTTAGGAGCTTTATATACTAGTAGAGTTACAGGCTCTATATCTAGTACGGGAGTATCCGTTAAAGATTTGTTCGATGTAGCTACAGGGAACTTTGATAGTAAATCAGGACTATTTGATGGTACTGATATTTCAGATACTAATGCTGTAATTGAAACTAGGATTACTCAAGATGACCCAACAGGTACTCCGACTTGGGGCGCTTGGAGCCCTTTCTTCATAGGAGACTACTTCGCTAGAGGATTAGAGTTTAGGGCAAAGCTAACTAGCTCTAATACTTCTCATAACGTGCAGATAGACGAATTAACGGTTACGGTAGATATGCCTGATCAAATAAAAAGAAACGCAGGAGTAACCAGTAGTTCTGGTACTAATAATGGTACAGAAGTAATTACTTATGCTACTCCTTATAAGATTGTACCTACTGTGGGTATAACTCTTCAAGATGCAAACACAGGGGATTACTGGACTATAAGTAGTAGTACTGCTTCAGGGTTCACAGTAACATTTTATAACAGTAGCGCAACTGCTACACAAAAAACATTCAATTGGATAAGTTCAGGATATTAAATTATGGCAACACACGATTATAGCATAGCAAATCAATCATTCCCGGCAACACGCTCGGACTTAAATAACGCACTAACTGCCATAAAAAGCAGTAATAGTGATTCAACAGCGCCTTCTACCTCTTTAGTAGCTGGGCAACTTTTTTACGATACATCAAATACTACTTTAAAAGTGTATGATGGCTCTTCCTTCAGCCGGGTAGGTATAGATACTACCGCGGCATTAGCTCTAACTAACAGTACTAGTGCTACTAGTACTACTACAGGTGCTTTAAAAGTTACGGGGGGGATATCTACTCAGAATAACCTACATGTTGGGGGTACTACTAACAGTACTGATATCATTAACTGCCTAAAGTCGTCGGGTACTGGATTAGCAGTAACCTCGAACGCGACAGTGGGAGGTACTTTAGCAGTAACGGGTGCAGCTACTTTATCAAGCACTTTAGCAGTAACTACCTCTACTACTACACCTTCAGTAGGGTTAGACAGCACCGATTATATTAGTTGGACAGATAATACTCAGACAGACTTCTATATTAATAATCTTAATAAATTCCGTATGGAAGCAGACGGCGACTTTCACGCTGATGGCAATGTTGTCGCGTACTCTACTACTATATCAGATGAGAGATTAAAGACAGGCATATCCACAGTGAGCAACGCTCTAGAAAAAGTCTCGCAGCTAAATGGAGTAGAGTTTACTCGTAAGCACAATGGACAACGAAGTGCAGGTGTAATTGCTCAGCAAGTTGAAAAAGTATTACCTCAAGCTATTATAGAGACTAGATTACCTTTGCAGACGGGGGATGAGGAAACTATGTATAAAACTGTAGAGTACGATGCACTACATTCATTATACATCGAAGCTATAAAAGAGCTAAAAGATATGGTAGAAAAACAAGCAATACAGATAAAAGAGTTACAAGGTGCATAAAAAATTTATGTCTTGACTTTTTTGTTGGAATTTGATATAATAACATATAAGAAAAGGTCATTAAAATAATTTAGTGTATCCCTTTTAACAAGTATAACTCCCTCTCAGTTAAACACTGAGTT